CCCTCGCGGGTGGCTCTTGACACAGTTTATGAGACTGTGTTGAGCGGTGGCTCTAATCAAGTCATCGAGACAAGTGTCTCTTAGGCGACTAATTTATCGCAAGTATGTACGGCTTACCCTAACGGGATCCGTGCTTTAATGTACCCTTCTCTAAGTGGGTATCTGCTTGTTACATTAGTTTTCCTCGGGTCCTTGTCCTCTTCCTGATTTCCAAGGACGAAAGTCCGTGGCATCACAGCTTTGGATCCAAAGCTATGGCGTCTTTCGACGCGAAGTGCTCCCTAGCGTGGAGCTTAATTGTTCAGCTTTAGAACAACTTCTATTGGATCTACTTGACCTTCTATGGAGATATACTCCGGGTCATTTCTTCCTGTACATCAGATGGAAGAGCGGTTTTGATCCGCTTGATTTACCTTGTAGGTACGTCAAAATGATGTAGACACCCTCTATGCCGCAAGGCCCTGAGGAGGATAACCTCACATCCTACCATACTATTATGGCCAAGTACCCTAAAGTTTCCAGTGAAAATCGAGTATACGGATGGCAATACCTGCAATCCGTGAATCAAAGCCCGTATAGTGTTACCGCGGAAGCGGCAACATCAAACTTACTGGCCTCGTATTTTAATGGGGAAGATTTCCCTGACTGGTGGCTTCAAGTGCGCTATGGTCGTAATGCTACCACTATTGCTAGTGGTTCCAAGGATTCGATGATCGGAGGACCATTCCTTGCCTCTATGAGGTATGAGAATGGATCTCAGAAAGTCGACCGATTAGTCCAAGGTGATCCTCATCTTGGAAATTTATCACCTCCCCCTTCACCGGGAGAGGCCCCTGGAATGAGTGACTCAGTGAGGAACGCTGTACTTACGCGTTTTCTGCTGAAGTGCCTTGCTGAACAGCGAAAGCTGCAAGGTGGGGTATTTCTTGCGGAGTTCCGTAAGACTTACCAAATGATTAGGAACCCTCTTAAAGCCCTGGACGGGGCTATCAAACAATATGTTGGCGCTTGTCGTGGTAGGGCTCGACACCTAAGTCCGAAGTTAATTCCTCGGATGTTAAGTGAAGAGTACCTACAATTCACGTACGGTGCCATACCTCTATTCGCTGATATTAAGGGTGCCTACGATGCATGCATTCGCCTACGCGATCTGCCGCAACTCGTGAGAGTTAGAGCGTTTGCTGAGGAAGAGCGAGTGATCTCGCACACTTCAGGTGTTGCTTCTTATTATGGCATTGATTACTGGAGAGAACAAATCCGGTCA